CTTGTTAGCGATAGCCCACTTGGCAACGCCAGCCAATTCTGTAAGCAAACTGTGAGCGGCGTCAGCGATTTCCTGCAACTGCTTCTGTCCAGGTGGTGACATCATCCAGGCTGCGAAGTCGTCAAGGATAGGCAAGAGCGCGGTGCCAAGTTTCTCCTGGATCTCACCAAAGATAATCTGCATCCGCTGGTATGGGTCAAGGTTCGCTGCTTCTGTGGATGCGCCCTTGAACGCGGCGGCCATGTCCTCGATTGGAGTCTTTGACCCTCGAAGACTTGGGATAAGTTTTGTTAGCGCGGTGTCTTGACCTGCCAGGCTCTTTGCCATGGCCTGCGTAACAGTGTCTAGGTCTTTGCCAGTCGCAGCTGATGCGTCGAGCGCGATCTGCATTAGCTGGTTGGACTTGGTGACGTCGCCGGTGGCAATAAAGAGTTTCTGATAGGCGGGTCTGAGTCTGTCGTCTGCGATACCAGCCTGAATCTGCATCTTGGCGATTGACTTCTCAGCCGCCGCGACGTTGGCATCGGTTGCCTTGCCAGTGTTTATCATGGCGAGCGCGAGCAACTCCTGGCTCTTGCGGTCTTCGATAGCGGCCTTGGTTGCCTCTTGCAACTCGTTGGCTATGACTTTGAACGATAGACCGATACCGATAGCTGCAAAGGCTTTACCAATGGTCTTGCTAACCGTCTGGGCTTGTTTGCCCATGCTGGTTAGATCGCCGCCTGCGCCTTTGGTGGCCTGGGTTAGTTTCTTGAACTCGCCAAGGATTTCGACGTTGAGCACTAAACTCATCTGCCAGACCTTTCCTCGAGGGCTTCGATGAAAGCCCTATATTCCGCTAGCGTAAGTTGTCTGTAATCACCTGGGCTCATTCCTGTGGCTAGACAGAAACTTGCCATTCGGTCAAGAGACTCTTTTACGCTTGCGCTTTTGGGTCTGCAAGATACTCCGTCACCCAGTTAGTTGCTTCGGTGAAAGTCATCTTGCCGACATCTTCAATTTTGGCATTCTTGTCGGTGCGTTGCTGCAATAGCCACACCAAGAACTTTAGGGCGCGCCCAGGGAACTCGCCTTTGCCAAACAATACGTTGACCGATGATCCGGTCAGTCTTTCGAGCTGCTCAATCTCGTCCATGGTTAGGACGTCAAGGATTGTGCGTTCTGTGTTACTCATCTGTGCCTTTCGTGCTGTTGGTTTCTATCAGTTTATTGACGTTGCGGTAATAAGTCTGGTAGACCTCATCCCTCGTAATGCCCAGGGCTTTTACAAAGAATGGCTGTGGTTTGATGTTGCGCTTGAACCAGCCCCAGTGAATCGGGTTTGCGTAAGGCACTCGGCCGTTGTTACCGGCAGAGACGCTTACTTTGTTTAGGGCTTTTGAAACTCTAATTGTGGATCGTAGTGACCCTGTCCGAACTGGAGCAAGGCCTCGGGCTTCGCGAGCGACTATCTCACCGGCATCGTTACCCGCCAACTTTATTTCTTTGGCGTCGACTCCGATTGCCTGTAAGGCTTTGATAGAGCTGCGAAGACCCTTGACCTTGATGCCAGAGGTGTTCGACATTGATTAAGCGGTTAGCTTCTCTACACCGTAGAACAAGTCGTTGGCGGTGTCGAGACCGGTGTTGCGAACGGTCAGGGTTACCTCGAACTGGACTACTTCGTTTGAAGTTAGGTTTAGCGGTGGCAACTGGTCGAAGACAACGGTTCCCTCGTAGTGAGGTTCGTTGGCTGTTGCGGTTGCGTTGCCGTTAGGTGCGATAAGGAAAGTTGCGGTTGAACCAAAGTTAGTCCAAAGCACCTGGTAGAGAGATGTTGCTTCGCCTGACGTGATACCAGCCAAAGTTAGAGTCCACTCGCCGCCAACACGAACCTCGCAGAATGTCTGAACGTCGCCAGGGGCGTCTCCAAGCTCGAGGACTACTGAGTTAGCGTCGCAGGCGTAGTCAGTGCCGGCGATGTTGAAGATGATGTTTTGCGCCTTGATGCGCGTTGAAGCAGCCATTCCTGGAGCCTTTCTTAGATCGTAATCTGCAGGTCTGTTTGCACAGACACTGCAAGATACTCGGTGTTGTTGGTTTGTAGATTGAACGGTTGGCCTGCAAGAACCATTCTTGCGTAGCCTGGTAAAGCGTTGATGACTTGCTCTAGGAGCGCGTCTAGGTTCTCGGTGGCTTTCTTGTTGGTCGCTGTTGAGGCAACACAGATTAGCTCGAGAGCCAGCGTGTATTCGCTACCGATAGTCGCTGGACGTAGGTAGGGCGTTCCGCTGTTGATGATTACGATTGGCGGGGTTATGCGCTCGGGCACGAAGTCCGAAACGATTAGACCGCCAGCTGTTAGATCGAGTTTGAACTCAATCTTGGCAGCCGTAATCTCGTTGGTTGTCATACTCCATACCCAACGTAAGGCTGGAGTAGTGGGTAGACGGCGATCATTGGATCGCGGGCGACCCTGACCGGTGTTCCGTCAAGGGATGCGAACTGTGCCACACCTTGAGGAGCGGAGCGACGGTGGAAGAGCTCCGACGAGGCGATAAGAGTCGCCTGGTCTTTTAAGGCCGTAGGAACCGTGGTGACTGCGCCAATGAAGCGCGTGACTAGGGCAAGCCCTGAAGTCAGACACTCCTGTGGAAAGTCAGTCTCATCGGTTCCGACATAAGCCTGGAACTCTTCCAACGTCACTGCCATGATGACTAAGCGGTTACGTCTAGCTTGACGATCGCACCAACACGTGGAGTTGCGATTGCCATGTATCCGTAGACAGATACTGAGTCGGTGAGGGTGGTGATGTCGCCGTCGGTCAAACGAACCGGAGCGCCTGCAGACTCCATGGTGATAACAGCTGCGCTGTTAGCCATGTAGACGATGCCGCTGCCGATTGCTGGGTCAACGATGATTGGTAGACCGAAGACAGAGCCTGAGAGTCCAGGGATGTTTGCGGTTCCAATGTTGTTGAATCCGTTGCCGTCTGACAATAGAACTGGGCGTCCGTCGCCTGCTGCAACCTTTGCCAACTTCACGTAGCCGTCGGTGCCGGTGAGGATGAACTCTGGGCGTAGACCGGTGTTGGTGAAGATGTAAGCTGCACCGTTAGCGATACCCTCTGCAAGCGATGAAGCGGTCTGGCCGTCTGCATCGAAAGTCTTGCCGGTGTAGTCAAGTGCGCCAATTGCGGTGACGAGTGCACCGTTGGTTGCGCCTGCGTAAGCAAGTGCTAGACCCTGGAATACCTGGTCAAGGGTGTTGACCTGTGAACGCTCAACATACTGACGTGAGAACGAGGTGTAACCACCGTAGGTCTTCACTGGAGTTGAAACGGTCTCGAAAGTCAAGTTACCGAATGCTAGGGCTTCGTTCTCTGGGTCCTGAACATCTACGTCAAGGGTGTTGGCGTCGATCTTCGAGTATTCAACGGTTAGACCGGTTGCAGGCAAAGCTGCGCGGCTGAATGCTGAAACGGTTGGACGGTTGTTGGCGATAAGGGTGTTGATGTAGCCGAACCATGGTGCAACTACTGCAGCGTCAGCTGAAGTCGAAGCGGTGCGAGCGAACTCTTGTGCCTTGGTGTCGCCGGCTACGAGAGCCTTAGCGAACTCGCCCTGGCTGCGGAACTCGCCGCCAAGTGGTGCTGGTGTTGCGACGGTCTGGCCGGCTTCGACGAGGCGGCGGATTTCCGCAACTTCATCCTGAACGGCGCGAACGTCAAGCTCAATGTTTTCTGACATTGGGTTTTCCTGTTCTGGTTGCGGTTCGCTGGTCTCGGCAGGGGTTCCGCCGTCCTCTCGAACCTCGGTGATGTTTGCTCCCGCGAATGCTGGGAACGGAACCACGCTGATCTCTTTTAGAGAGACCTTGGTGCGTGTAACTGTTGAACCGTCGCGCTCGCTTTCCAGCGGAACGAAGCCAACAGAGAACTTGTTTAGGACACCGTCGCGCATCAAAGTTAGAACTTCGTTGCCTCGAGGGGTGTCACTGACTCTTGCGGTTACTTCATAACCCTCATCGGTGTCGCGCCCAGTGAGCACCTTACCGATTGGTTCTTCGTGACCGTAAAAGAGTTTGACGTCTACTACGTCGCTGATTGCTCCTGGAACGAAACGCTCAGTGTATTGCCCGCCGATGTTGGCGTCTTGACCGTAAGGAACGGCGATGCCAGTGATCGTGCGCTCCTCGAGGTCGGCGCGAACTTCAAACTCGCGGGTTTCCATTTCAGCCATTTAGACCTTCCTTGATTCGGACTTCATCGACGTTGAGGAACCCTGCGTCGATACCAGTCTTGTAATAGTCGTAACGAGCTGCAACATCTGCCTTGAATAGGTGCTCGAAGTCGAACTCGACTCTGTTGCCTCTAGGTAGACAGTTGCTAAGTGCGTCTGTGATTGCGTCGGTGTAGGCCATGAG